CAGCATTGGAATGATGTATGCAGATGCACAAAAAATAGATATTGAAACACATCAGATGGATGCAGAAGAAACAATGAAATCATATAATTCAGATAATGAAGAAGAAGATAAATGGGACAACATGGCTAAGGCTTGTTGGGTTGGATATGAACAGCGGGGCATGAAAGAAAAAGGTGGACGCATGGTTCCTAACTGTGTTCCAATTGGTAAATTGCAAGAAATAGAAAAAGCAAAAAGTGTTTCTGTTGGAGATCATGTTTTATTTGCAGTTCCAAAACCTCCAGACAAAACAGAATCTGCTCACGGAATTGTAGAAAGAGTAGAGCGTTCTGGTAAAGTTACCCTTCCTGGCACAAACGAAACTGTAGAGGCTTCATCAGATAATCCAGTAGCAGTTGTAAGAGTTTATGCTACAAATGAAAACGGTAAAAGAACAAGAACAGATAGGCGTGTTGCAAAACCTTTTAGTTCTTTAAGAGTTTCATCTGAACCAATTGATAATGAAAAAATGTATGATATGGAAGAAACCATAGAAAAGGTTTCTGAGTCAAAACTAAGAGAGTTAGTTGAAAATTATAACAAAGGAAAAGAAGGCGATAAAAAGATTACGGTAGGAACTTTAAGGCAAGTGTATAACCGTGGTATTGGCGCATACAGAAGTAATCCATCTTCAGTTCGTGGAAGCGTGTCTAGTGCAGAGCAATGGGCTATGGGCAGAGTAAATGCTTTTATGGCTGGACTGCGTGGTAGATTTCCAAGAAAACCATTTGACCTAGACCTATTTCCAAAAGGTCATCCAAGATCAACTAAAAAATCTTTGTTTGAAAATTTTGCAAAAAATGTAGACAAACCAACAAGGGTAAAAGAATTATTTAATGAATCAAACAATATAAATAAAAATAAAGAAAGTTGGAGCGGATCAATATTTGATTTAAATCCGTTTAAAAATAATGGCTAATAGATCATCTGCTTCTTATTACTCAACTCATGGATTTAATCCAATGCAAATTAAAGATGGCAGAATTGTTCGTTTAAGAAAAGACGGCAGCATTAAAGCGGACTTAGGTCCATATAAACAAAAGCAGAAGAAGGTGGTAAGCAATGGCTAATAAAGAACAAAAGGGCAATGCTAATAAAAAGAAAGAGCCAAAAATGACTCTTAAAGAAAAACGTGCTATAAAACAAGAAAAAAAGCGGGGTAAAAAGTGAGTACATTTTATTTTTTGCATTCATTAGCAATAGGATTATTAATGATTGCATCATTTTTTTGGGGCAAATCATATGAAAAGAATAAGGTAAAAGAGCATGGCCGATACATACGCTCCTAATTCTGGCATGAAGGCTGCTGCTCGTCGTGCATTAAAGTGGAAAGCAGATGGCAAAGCAACAGGTGCTGGAACTCCAGTTGGTTGGGGTAGAGCAACAGACATAGTTGCTGGTAGAACGATGTCTCTTAGTGTTGTTAAAAGAATGTTTTCTTTTTTTTCTCGTCACGAAGTAGATAAAAAAGGTAAAGGGTTTTTTGATGGTCCAGAATTTCCTTCTAACGGAAGAATTATGTGGGATGCTTGGGGGGGAGATGCAGGGTTCTCATGGAGTCGTGCAATCGTAGAAAGAGAAAAGAAAAAGGTAGAAAAAATTTGGCAGGGAACTGCCTTTGATTTAAAAAAATAAAGGGGGATATATGGATAATTTAGAAAAAAATGAATTGATCCAGTTGTTAACATTTTATAAACAAAAACTATCTGATACAGAGTTGGAGTTATTAAAATTACAACTTGAGGTTAATAAACTTAATTCTATGGTTTTAAGTTTAGCCAAGGGACCAGAGAAAAAAACTAAATAAGATGGAATATTTATTAATTATAGGCTTGACATTGTTGTGTTCTTGGTCTATAATTAAAATATCAAATAAAAGAAGGATGATATTTTTAGGCAAACATAAATATAGACAAAGTTCTATTTATGAAATGGTTAAAGATGTTATTCCAAAACAAACGTTTGATAAGCCTAAAGTTATAACGCAGTCTCAAAAACATATTCAAAAAAATATGCTTAGGGTAGTAATAACTGAAGGAAAAGCATATTGGATATTGGATAATGTTTTTTATACTGCAAATGCTATAAACGGCAGGGTAGATGAAGAAACAATAAAACCATTAGATGTTGAAGGTATGCCAGCAAAAGAATTAGACAAAATGTTATCAATACTTGATGACTTAAAACAAGGGGTAGGACCAAATGATAGTGGCAGTTCAGGGAACAAAAGAGTTTAACGACTACAACGTATTTTTACGTGCTATGAGTGTTGCCCTATCTGGAATGAAAAATGGAGATAATGAATTCATTATTTATTCTGTTGGTCCATCAAGAATAAATCATTTCGTTTCAGAGTTTTCTAATCTATCAGAACGTGGAATGAAAGCACGAGGTAAAAAAATTAAATTTTATAATGCAGCCCCAGCATGGTTAAGTGAAAATATAGATCAAATTAATTATTTTGCTTTTTTAAGTCGTCCAAAAGAGCCAAAGTCAAAATTGGTTTTAGTTGCAGAAGCAAACAATATTGATGTTGGTCTTTTTAGATATTAGGAGAATAAAATGATTATCAGAAGTTTAAACACAATGGAAAAAATTGTAAACAAAAATCAAAACTTGATTTGGCGTGGCTGGGATGTTATTGATTTAAAAGAATCAGAAATAGCAAGAACTTCTCCAGTAGGTATTAGAGTAAAAGATAAATGGTATTTGCATAGAACTTATAAGCCTGGTCGTAATGGTTGGGATATACCAAATAAGTATAAGGATTAATCTTGAAGCAGCATTTGTGGAAAGATGAAGCCGTATGTTTAGGGCTTGAAACAAATATTTATTTTGATAAATATGAAGATCAAGAAGAATCTAGATATAATGTTGACGCACTTTGTAAGCAATGTCCAGTTAGAAAAATATGCTTTGCCAATGGCGTCTCTGGAAAAGAATGGGGCGTTTGGGGTGGAGTTTATTTAGAGGGTGGAGAAGTTTCAAGAGAGTTTAATAAACACAAAACTAAAAAAGATTGGTCTGAAACATGGCAATCATTAACAATGGAGTAATGTTTTGATTATACAAATTATAGGACTTCCAGGATCTGGAAAAACAGAACTAGCAAAAACATTAAAAGAACGCATTAATGCGATTCATCTTAATGCAGATGAGGTACGTGCTACAGTAAACTCTGATCTTGGTTTTACCGCTGAAGATCGCATAGAGCAAGCACGACGCATGGGTGAGATGGCTAGACTTATTGCTAAACAGGGAGTCGCTCCAGTAATTGTAGATTTTGTCTGTCCAACAGATGCTACAAGAGAAGCATTTGGCAAGTCAGACATTTTAATTTTTATGGATACAATTCAAAGGGGTAGATTTGAAGACACAAATAAAATATTTACAGCACCAAAAAAGTTTGACTTTATGTTTTCTGATCATAAAAAAAATCCATACGAAAAAGCAAGTTTAATTATTTCTTTGTTTGAATTACATGATTGGTCTGCACCAACAACACTTATGCTTGGTCGCTATCAACCATGGCATGAAGGTCATCATGCTTTGTATTTACAGGCTGGAATGAGAACAAACCAAGTACTACTTGGAGTACGTAATACACATAATACTAGCGAAAAGGATCCACTTACATTTGATGAAGTAAAGGGTTATATTGCTAAGGATGAGTTTATGAAAGATGCAATGGTATTGCGTTTGCCAAACATTACTAACATTGTCTATGGCCGTGACGTGGGATATAAAATTGAACAAGTAGATTTGGGGGCAGACATTCATGCTATTTCGGCTACTGAAAAACGTCGTGAACTGGGTATCTAATGTTGGACACGGAATTGCAGATGCAGAAGATAGATTTGTTAAAAGCATGTTTGAAGAGGATATAGATCATGAAAGCAACGAAGACTAGATCATTTGTTAAAGCACTAAGTTATCGCATTTGGGGAACACTATCCTCTGTTGTTGTTGCTTATGTCATTACAAAAAATGCTTCGTTATCTATAACAATTGCTTTTTGGGAAACAGTTGTAAAAATATTTATTTACTATGGACACGAACGTGGATGGAATTATGTTCAATGGGGTAGAAAATGATGTATACAGACGAAATGCGTAGGGCTGTACACTCCATCACACCGCCTAAAGGATTTGGCATAGAGATTATTGACAATGAGCACTTTCTTACAGTAAAATTAGATGAAAGAAAATTTTTACACATGGGGCACGATGATAAAATATCAGCCCTTCAATATGTAGTAAAAATAAAAAAGGCTTTAGAGATAAACGGAGCAATTGTATTAGTTACAAGAGAGGCAGTAAAATGATAAAACAGGTTGGCTTGTTTTTTATTTGTAAAATTAAATCACATAACCTTGTTGACGCTGGCTCTTGTCCATTTACTGGTAAAAGTTATTCAGCCTGTCTAAGATGTGGAGTAACAGTAACAAAATGAAAAAGAAAATAATTATATTAATCCTGTCAGCAATATCTATTTTTATTGCAATTAATTTATTCTTTGCTTCAAGGCTTAGTCAATTATCAGACTTAGATTTATTTGACATTGAGGAAGATGATTAATGCAAACCTTTTTACCATACAAAGACTTTGATCAATGTGCTGAGACTCTTGACAATAAACGTTTAAATAAACAGATATTAGAGTCTTATCAGATACTTAAGGTTTTATCTGGTCAATCCGCTTCAGGCGCATGGCGCAATCACCCAGCGGTATTGATGTGGAAAAACGCTGAAAAATCATTACTCACGTATACAAGAGCCATGATTAAAGAGGCTAGCCTTAGAGGTATTAAGACAGACAAGAATGAGGCCAACATAGAGGCTCTGAAGGCCGTTTCTGGGCATCTGTGGGGTACTGATAAGCCAGTCTGGAGTAAGGCATCTC